CTAAACAGTCTCGCCTTGGTCTAATAAAACTCTACTTTTACGTAAGCTAGCTTTATCCTGCCATTGAGAGTCTAGTACAAATACTCTTTTAAACAAATTAATTTCATTAAGTTGATTTTGCTGAGCATTGCTAAAAGTTTTTCTACTCTTTTCTTGTATACCTGTTAATCCTAATCCATTTTTAACAAAGCAAGAATCAATTGGACCTTCAAATAAGAATATATTTTCAATATCGTTATCAATATTATCGAAATTAAAAAGAGTCTTTTCACCACCTATTTTTGAAAGATATTTTGGTTTAGTTCTATTATCTGATTCAAGTAGAGTTCTAGTTTGATAAAAAACAATTTTATTCTTGTAATAAAAAGGTATAATAAGCCTGTTCTTATGTACTTTATCTGTTAAAGATAGGAATAAAGCTGGGGGCTTATTAATACATGTATCTAGTTTTCTTTTTATAATGTAGTTTAATGCTATTTTAACTATCTTATTATCTTTATAAAAGTCTACTTGATTAGAATCAAATAGATTTATGCTATTTTCGGGCAATAATTCTGTATTAACTTTAGGTGCTACATTTTCTGTCTTATCAGTGTGGGTTGTAATAGTAGGGTCAAAGCTCTTTACCTCATTTATTATTTCTATATCGTTTAATCCTGATACTTTTTTTATCCATTTATAAGGATTACTATACCAACCGCAATTATGACAACATATTGCATTTTTTTTAACCAAGTAAAAAGCTCTTTTCTTTTTGCCCCAGCTATTACCTTCTCTACATATTGGACAACAAGCTTCATATACATTAGAAAGTCTTTTAAACTTTGCAAAGCCTGCATACTGTAAAAACTTACTTACAATATAGTCTGGAGGTAGATTAAAAAGCACAAATTATTATAACTAATTCTAACAAAACAATCAACTAAAATTCTATTAAGCTTTGTTCTGGTTCTTATCTCTTATCTCTACAACACCTTTGTGAAAAAAGAGACCTGTGTTAGGATCATACCAGTGAGCTTCTACATAGATTTTATCACCTACAACTCTTTCAACAATCTTAGGGGTAGATGTAGTGCCGCTTGGTGCCTGCATTCTAACTGGTCTAACAAAATGTTCGTTCATTTATAATACTTATGCTCCAGTTATGTTTTTCAAATATTGAGCTTTACATGTAGAGAAGACAAAGTCAGGTAAAACCTCTACAAATTCACATTGTTTAGATGTAAGGTAATAAAAAAATTCTTTTTTATCCAAATTCAAGACTAAGTTTTCAGGTAGAACTAAAAAATTATATTTTGCTTTATCTGAATAAATTAACACAAACATCTTTGCGGCATATATACCTTTATTAAAGGCATATATTGCACCGGGTTTTTTCTTCTTAAATAGATTTAGCAATTTCACTTAGATAGTGCAATTTTAAGATCTTTAATGCAATTTTCAACTGACTCAAAAGTATCAGAAAATGTAAAACCTAAATTAGTAATTTTATCTGTAGAAAGAATGCAATTTGACCTATTTGCTTTTGTATTAAGAGTTGAAAACTCTACAAATTTCCAATTAGGGTTTACTAAGTCGTTCTTTCTAAACAACTCAACTATTTCTTCAGCAGTAAAGGGTTGTGGGTTAACTACGTTTATAATTCCGTTTGAATATCTTCTAAACATTAAATGTGTAAGGAAATTTATAAGATCGTTAATATATGTTAAACTGTTCTTTTGGCTTATTAAATTATCATATTTAAAAATTTTATATAGGTAATTTTTGTTCTCTAATGTATTTGTGAAAGGCATTCTTATTCTAAGAATAGTTGTATTTTGAAAAGCTTTTGTAGATAACTCAAAAATATGTTTTGTTTTTGAATAATAACTAGATTCATTATTATATAAACCAAAATTAGGAATATCTATTTCACTATATAACCTATCATAACCTGTGTATATACAACCAGAAGAAACATGAATAACTTTAATGTTCAATTTTTCACATACAGCACTTATAATTGTAGGTACTTCGATATTAAGAGCAGCACACTGCAATTTATTGTCTTCACAACTATCTACATTTGGGCTGCCTGTATAACCAGAGCAATTAATTATAAAATCTGGTTTTTCGTGCTTTAAGAATGCTTCTAAAATAGATAAATTATGATAATCTATTTTTTTTCTCGAGTATATCGAGACATTCATATTTTTACTATGATAAAAATTATAGACGTGATTACCTACAAAACCTGAACCCAGAATAATTATTTTCATTAATAATTAAAACATGTCTTTATCATCACCTGATTGCTGCAATAAAAATTTATTGAGTAAAGCAGACAATGAATCAGCTTCTTGTTGATTGTGTGCTGAAATAATATTCAAAGGATCGCCGGTAGGGAGGTAGCCAATTATAATATAACAATTTAAAAACTCTTCAATTACTGCTTTGAGGGATTCAATATCCTTTGTCTTTGAATTATGCTCATGTGCTTGTGCGTGTAGGTAGTTATTAAGTGCGTTTTTTAAAATACTATCTAGTTCTTTTGCAGCTTCTGGATTAATTTTCTTTTTCTTAGTCTTATCCTTCTTATCCTTATCCTTATCTTCGTCGCCGTTGTTTTTAGATTTCATTAGTAATATCTACAGGCTTTTTAATGTACATACTGTTTCTATTATCATTACTAACACCTTTGTTAATTAGATATGATATTACTACTTCAATAGAATCTGTCTTTAAGTACATGCTTCCAGGAATCTTTTGATCACCATCATCTAGTTTAAATAATACTTCACCTAAAGAATTTTTGTTTGTAAAACAAGTTACAAAGACGGAAGCGTTGCTTGGATCAACAATTACAGTCCAGCGTCTTGGGTCAGATTTAGCATATCTAAAAAATGATTTGATTACAATAAAGCCGCTATCGCGTAAGCGCTTAATAAAGTAACCAGCAGTTCTAATTTTATTCTTAGAAGTTTTCATGATACTAATGCTGATATAACATACTTACTCAAGTAGTTAGAATCTTCAAGCTCAAATAAGAATGTGCCTATTTTACTATTGTATTTAACATTAATTTGGTTTGTTTTTATAGAGGATATAACTCTTACAACTTCAAAATTAATTGGTACAGGGGTTTTAATAATATCACCGTTAATACTGTCTGATATCTTAAATGCTATACTATCTACATTATGTCTGCTGTTATCTGTAAAGTCACAAAATACGCTATCATTTTCAGTAAAAATATAAAGCTTAGTAATATCTAGTGCAATTGAGCTAGCTTTAAGAATATTAGATATATCTGTCTTACTAATATTAAAATTAGAATTAAAATTTAAAGATGATATTTTTTCTACATTAATTTTCGGTGAAGATATGATACCATCGTCAAGCAAATGATATCTAAACTTGAATGTCTTGTTTGAATAAGAAATGTTATTCTTGTCGTAATTTAATGTTACAGCTTTATCATTGATACAAGAAAGTATCTTTATTAGCTTCTTTACATCAGGTAGATTTATCTTAAATTCATTTTCAGAGAAAACAGTATCCTGTGTATATTTTGAAAAATTAATGATAGTATTATCGCTGTTAGACGTAATACAGCTTACACCTTTGTCTTTAAAATGTAGAATGCAGCTATCAGTAAGCTTGGAAATATTATTAATAAAACTATTATTAAATAGTTCTACATTATCGATTTTAAGATCCATTTAGTTATTTTAAAAGACTTTTTTTTTCTTCAAGAGTATTTCTTAATTCACGAACTTCTTCTTCTAAATTTATAACTTTTCTATAAGTATCATCTATTTTATTAAAAATGTCATCAAGTGTATGCTTTTTATCAAAAGCAAAAGTGAGTTGATTAGGATCTAATTCAGCTTGAACTTGAGGTACTAGTTGAGGTTGATGTATAGCTTGAGGGGCAATAGGCTGAGGAACATTCGAAACTAAGCCTGCTTTTTGATCAAATTCTCTAGCAACCTTAGCAACATCAATACTATGGGGTCTTAGATTACTACCTTCAATAACTTTCTTATTAAGGTCTTCTAATTGCCCTTTTACCCCAGCTAAAAAGCTAGCTAAATCAACTAAATCTTCTCTTTTTAGATTATCACTCATCTAGGCCATCGAGAAGTCTCTTAACTTCATCGTCATCGGCAGGAGTTACTTTACTAACAGGAGCTGGCACCGCTTTAACTGTAGTTGTAACTCTTGCTTCTGTCTTATCTTCATCCACATCAGAAGAACATAGGAAATGTTCATTAAGCGTGTTCTTTAGTTCATCATAAGAACGTACTGTAAATACTTTCTCTAGGTCAAATGCACCTTCAAGAATGGACTCAATATTCTTGTCTGTTACACCATCAATAGCCTTGGGCATAGTAAACTTAGACGAAGTGTAGCTCTTATAACCGCCTTGTGACTCACATACAACCTTAAGGTTAACACCGTCAGACTTTAGCGAGAAAACACGAGGGCCGAGGTCATCAGAATCGTCTCCGCTAATTGCTCTCATAATAATCTTATGAAGCTGCTTGCCGAACTGAAGAATTTTAATTTTACCGTTGTTGTCAGGATTTGTAGGATCATCAACTACATAGGCATTTACAAGCCACTTTTCAGACCAAGTTAAAGCGCTGGCCTTCTTCTTCTCTTCCTCAGAACCTGTTCTCAAATACTTGTACTTGAGCTCAGAGATAGGATCCCTCTCACCAAAGGTTGTTGGTGAGATAGCAGAAATAAATCTGCCATTAGCAAAGCTAGTCCAAGAATGCTGGAAGTAGTGAAAGAATGTCTTAGTAGGGTCTTTAAGATAAGGCAATAGTCTAACTGTATAAGTTTTATCAATTTCAGTTCTGATAATATCCCTTAATCCGGATGAATTGTTATTCTCTTGCTTATTTAATGCGGTCTTGATACTCTCAAACATTGACTTGGTAAGTTCGTTCATATACTCATATAATATAGTAAACTTTTAAATGTTCAATATATTTTCTTAATTCCTTCTCTTACTAAAATTTTTAGTTTTTTTGACTTTATAAAGTTGTTATAATAAACATCATATCTATCAATAATATCCCCTAAAATGTATTTGTATGTTTCATAATTTCTATATAATTTTGTTTTAAATTGATTGAATGCTAGTAAAGAATAAAAATTAACATTTTGTTTTTGTAAGTCGTCAATAAATGCAGGTACTGAATCGCCTTGTTTGACAAAATCTAAATATTTTTCAGAAGCAATATTATTATTTTTACAGAAATTTTTAATGTATTTTAAGCTACTAGCGGTATTTTCTAAAATAGAAATAGAATCAGGATCTAGACTATCAAGTTGATTTTTAAATAGGGTATAGGTTTTGACTGCTTTAGGGGATATAAAATATTTTAAATCAAAAAATGTTTCGTCTTTAAAAACATTGTACGGTGCTTGAAAGAAAACATCTAAGTTTATATTTTTGAATTTATTAAAGAATAATCCTAATTTTTTTAAATAAAAGATTTGCGTACTATCCAAATCATCAAAATTTTTTCTAAACCTAAATGGTTTATTCTGATGTTTTTTATAGTAGTATAAATGTTTATTGTAAATTAATTTTTCGAATTCTGATATCATCAACTATACATGGCCCACTTGAATCTATTAATCTCTTTCTTAACTTTCTTAAATTTGGATGGTTTATAATAACATCTTTTTAGCTTTAATTCTTCCATTACAAAGGATTTTTTAACTTCTCTAGTAAACTGATTTAACTTCTTCTCAAAATACTCTTTGTCGGAAGATCTTTTTTTATCTAGTTCTATAGATACGTTGCTTCTCAACATAAATTTTTATTTATATACTTCATAATGTATTTACTTTTATATAGTGTAGGGTCAAATTCAAAGAATATTTTAAGTGCTGCGTAATCATTTTCAATACCTAAAGTTTCTTTAAGCATAGATTTAACTTGACTATTTTTTAAGCATAGCAGAAAAATATTGGCAAGATTAAGCTTTTTGCCATTAATTAAGAAAACAAAGGTACAGAAATTTAAAAAACTGTTAAGTGTTTCTGCTTCAATAATATTGAAATATGGGTTATATTGTTTTATATTCATTACTGAAACATTTGTAATCATTTATATGCTGTTTCAGTATTTTCAACATACAGGAAAGAATGATTTGGTAACTTCTAAAACTCTGCTGTTTAAATTACTAAATGCTGCGAACTCTGTACCGAAACCTTCAAACGCTTCTTTAACTAATTCACCTAAATTAACATTACTTTCCTTGTTTTTTCTGTAATGAACGGTATTTTTTTCTAAATTAATTATAAATGTAATGTCGCATTTAGAAGTTTTTTGTATTCGGTGAGATATTTCATTGACATATTTTGATCCGAAGCAGGAACAAACTGAATATTTTTTATTTTTATAAGTAATTTCACCTTTATATGTTTTTAATGACTTTAAAGTGTTGGTTAGGTCTCTTAAGATAATATTTAAAGAAGAGTTTTCGGTCTCAGTAAACATTATTAACCCAGACTCAAATCTCTTTACAAAAGATTCTACTTTATTTATAGATTGTTGAGTTTTAAAGAAATAAAACAACTTAAGTGGTAGTAAATCACTATCAAAATTGTAGTTAAAATATTTTGATACACTTGTATATAAAACATGTTGATTAGAGTTTAATTTATTTTCAGAATATTTTGTAAGAAAGTTATAAAACAAGTCTACAGTGGTATTTTCACCTGTAATTATGCGAGAATTTACTAAATTTTCCGCAAAAAGCTTTTTGTTCACATAGATAAATTTTTTAGAATCAAATTCTTTGTCCAGGTTTTTTAAATTGTAAAATCCTATAACATATACAAATTTAAAATCATCAAAACTGTACTTTTTTATATCGTTGTGCAGGTTATTTTCGTTCAAAACAATAGTAGACACGTTGCCTTTACCTGTTAGCCATTTAAATAATAGTATACTGGTAGCAGCTTCCAAGTTTTGCGGCACAATAAAGCAGTATTTTTCCTGCATGATCTAATTATTTAGGAATTTTATCTATAAGTCAATTATTTTCTGTAAATATCTTAAGTGTATTAGTAATAGAACTACTTTCTTCCGTATCATTTATAGAAGCATCTTCCGTAATTGTAAGTGTTGGATAATCTATTCTTAATAAAACGTTTCCGAAGTTAGGCCCGAATCTATTTTTCATCATTCCAAGATGAATAACACCTAATTCTCTCTCTTCATCTGTCTGAAAGATAGATAATAACACGTCTGCAGTAGCTGCTAATCCAATACTTTCACTAATAGTCGAAATAGATGGATCCGATTCATTATAACCGGAACGGTTTAGCTGTGTCGCAGATATGATTGGACAGTTAAAGATATAGGACAGCGCTCTAATCTTCTCAGTAACGTACTTAACTCTCTCGTATGAGTTGTTACCTTGGGGTGAATGCAAGAGGTTTAAATAATCTAAAACAATAGCGTCAATTGTTATGCCTTTGGAGAGAAACTTTTTAATAAAAGCACTTAAATTAAGTGGTGAAATAGTAGAAGGAGGAAACTCTTTAATAAAAATCTTAGCATTAGGATTCTTTTTTGCGAAGTCAGTTATGCCTGTTTTAAGCTGGTCTTGTTCACCTTTAAGTCTAAAAATAGGTATCTTTGTAATATTAGAAGATAGTCTTTTCGCGTAAATAAGCTCAGGCATTTCTAAAGATACTACCAAAACCGTTTTATTTTGATTCGCAATATTAACAGCAATATTAGCTAAAAACACAGACTTACCAATATTCGTTTCACCAGCAAAAACATATAATGCCTTTCCGTTCTCTTGTAACCCACCGCCTATCTTTTGATCTAACCAAGGATACCCAGTTGAAATAAAGCTTTCTTCTTTATTTAAATCTTCTATTAATAAATCAGTATTAGATAATACTTCTAGACCTAGATCGACAGATAAATTAATACTACAAGCGGTTTCAAATTTCTTTAAAATTTCAGAAGTGTTAATTTCGTTCTTAGAGCATTTTTCAGCTACATCTACCATAGTAGTATATACTGCTTTTTCTTTTAAAAATCTTTCAGTATTTTTATAGAGTTCATCATCATTAAAGTTTTTATCTATATCTTTAAAAGTCAAAACAGTATCTTTAAAACTTTCTTTAAGTCTATCTGTATTGAGATATGCTTTTACTTCTGTTATTGTAGGTACTGTATTATGTTTAATATAAAAGCTTGAAATAATTTCAAATATATCTTTAATTTTTTTATCTTTAAAATATTGAGGCTTTACATAATCAATAATAGAGCCAAGATATTTTTCATCTGTAATAGACTTATACAGAATAATCTTTTCAAAATAATCAAGATCTAGCTCAAGCATAACATATTATTATACTATCACTTAGAGTATAATTCAATGAACTTATTTTCACTATCTAAATAGTTTTTATCTTCATATGACTTAAGACCTGGTGAATTATGAATTACGTATATCGGGTAAACCCCTAGAGTTAGCTTTTTGTTATTAGCATCAATACTAGATGCAATATCATAATGGTGAAAATTAAAATTTTCATTAAATTTCCATTGAGCCATTTTTACTGGTTTAGTATTTACAGCTATAAATAGCCCATCAATAATTGCTACACGTGAAGGTGTAGGTCCAAAATTTGTAAAATAAAAAGATTTGCCATCTTGATTATAATGACCTACTATACCTCTTAAATTTCCGCTTTGAAACCCGCCTGCCATAATATGCCAGAGAGCTGGCTTTATAATTGCTGGGTTTAAGCAGCCTGCAAGGCCTACAATATCATATTTCTCAAATGCTTTTTCTAACTTTTTCTTCAGTTTGCCATCGTCAATAAACACATCATCATGACAAAAAATAACACAATCATATTCTTCTGCTTGTTTACTATAAAGAAATTCATTATAAGATTTACTTAACCCGTCCTTGTTGTTTGTCTTAAAAAAAACATCAACATCTTCAAGTTCTAAGCAACTTTTATAAAGCAGAGTATCCTGTTCATCTAATTTTGTTGTACAGCTGTATATACAATATTTCATATTATTAAAAATGGTGAGTTACCGTCAAACCCTGTTAAATTTGTAATACCTTCTTGTGTAATAATACTCAAGCTATTGTCAGGGAATTCTTCCATTCCTTCCTCTTTTGTAGATGAAAATTCGCTTTTGATCGGAAGAGCACACGTCTGAACTCCAGTCACATTCAGAAATCTCGTAT